AGTTGAAAGTGAAGCTGATTCCCAATCAAAGTCAACAGTCTCTTTATATGAATTCATTAATTGTGCAAGTGATTGTCTTGCTCTTGTTTTAGATTTACCACCAACCGGGATAATAAACTTCATTCTAAATGAAGCATTTGTTACAGCCCAGATTACTCTGGTATGTTCCATGATTCTTAACAAGTTAAATGCTCTTACTAATCTCTCAACATAACTAACTCTACTTGCAGTTGTTATAGAAGAATAAGAAATATAAATTACTTGTGAGTCATAAAGTTTTCTTTCTCGAACTGGATCGTCTTTATATTGTACCCAAACTTTCTTACCATCATCATGATTATAACCTGGTATAATTGTTGTTGGATCTAATTCTTTAAATCCAATAATCTCTTTTTGATCTGGTGAGTAAATAATCTCAAACGAAAGATAACCATCTACTAAGAATTTTCTATAATAGTACCAAGCTGATTGATCTGTATTAAATCCAAAGTAGTGATAGATTTGTCTAAAGTATTTGTTAAGGTCTTTTTCAACCTGCTCAGATATATCTAGACCTAAAATTTCAGGTTGACAGAAGAAGTTTTTTTCATCATATACAATAGTCTCATCACAAAGTATATCTAATATATCTTCAACCTCATCATTTTGTGAAAACTTTCTAAGCTCATCTCTTTTGCTAGTATATTCATTATCAAAAAACGGAATATTCTTTTTAAGATTAATGTCGGTCATTGACATGGCTGCAAATGCTCCATAGATGTCATCATTGTCTAAACCAAGCGGATTAATTTGGCCATAGCCTATTTCTGCTTCCATTGGTCCAATAGCCTGTGACTGTCTTAAAACGAGGTCATCGTATCTCATACCAAATGACGAGAGAGTCTTTAAAGCATTGGAAATGCTAAAAGGCCTGCTGTTAGTACTTAACGGTCCGTTTCTATTTTCTGTGAATCCTGCCATAATATCTTATTATTCTATTCTAATTATATATCTTTATTCTTTAAGTAGTTACTAAACTGCTGTCTAAGCTCGTTAACTGTGATGCCTTCTAACTCTAAAAAGTCACACATTGCTATTTGAGCCCAGTTTTCATAAGAGACTACTTTTTGATTTTGTTTAAGGTTTGGAATATATTGTCTGATTGCAAAACCTAGGCCAAAATCATCTAAAAACTTTTTAGCTCCTTTATAATCTAATTTTATTGGAGCTTGTGTTTTTGCATTATACATTTTATTACCAGATGAAGCTGATTTAATTAAACCTTTCATTCTTTCATAAATTAAATCTAATAAATCTTCTTTAACATCAACTGGTAATAGGTTTAAATTAATACCACAATCATTTCCAGCATCTGTTGGATCTAATGCTAACACTACTGGGTTTTTATCCCACCATGGTAGTGTTGCAATATGTTTAGGTTTATCATATCTAAATACATAGATCATACCTGGTTTAAATGGATCTCTAGTAAATGCAACAGAATTATCGCGCATTGCTATAGATGCTTTTTCAAACCACAATCTAGACTTAAGCATAGCCTTCGTCTTACTGCGATTTTCTTTAATTAACTCCTTTATGTCGTTTTTAATTTTACCCATTTATTTTAACGTCTTCTCTGTTAAGACTATAAACCTCCAACCTCTATTTTCTGCCCATGCTTTAGCATATACATATTTATCACGATTTTTTATAAACTGCTCTGCCAAAAACTTATATGACTTAAGTGCCTTTTGTGATTTTTTAGTAGGAGGGCTTGGTTTTTTAATTTGCGCCTCTGGTTTTATTTCTACTAAAAATTCTTCAAAGCCTTCTTCAGTTTTTGTCTTCATATAAAAATCAGGATAGTATTTATGTTCTCTTTTATCAAATGACCATATATACTTAATCTCTACAGGCTCACTAGACCACTTTACTACATTATCTTTATTATCACACATTATCATAAACTTGCGTTCCCACGAGGATCTATATATGATTGGTGTAGGTCCAATATACTTTTCTGGATTTTTTGGATTGTAATAACCTTGTATAAATCCTGAATTTTGACTAGGCTGTAGATTTTTTATTGACATTTAAATGTTAAACATTCCACCGTCGCTATCTGATCCAGATGTATTAACTCTATCAATAGACATTGTGTTTTTATATTTTACTGGGTGTATCTTATTCCAACCTTTAGCATATCCTCTTTTTGCAATCTCTGTAAAATAGGCAAATGCATTAGGGTATTTAGGATTGAAATTTCTCCAGTATTTTAATAGATCTAATAATGCAAACTGAAGGCAATCATTACGATCATCTCCACTCACATAAGTCAATTTATTTATTGTTCGTTCTGCAAGTAATATAAACATTTTTTCTGCAGTTGGAGTTAGTTTATCTAACTCTTTAGACTTTACAATCTCATTATAAAGGTCTTTGTTATTTAAATAATTCTTTTTTCTAGGCACGTTATCTTTAGTTTGTTTACTATTATATGCAAAAAAACCCACTTGTTTCCAAGTGGGTTTTAAACCATTATTTTAAATACTACTTATGCAAGTTCTTCAGCAGGTAATACTATTTTAAATTTTTCAATTCTCATTGGTTCGTCTCCAGCGAATACTGTTAAAATATCATCCTTTGCAGCTGATGTATATTCTAGTGCATCAACCTTAACTTCAGCATCTTGATTAAGTCCTTCAGTTTTAGATTTAATAGTAGCTGTAACATAACCATCACTTCTATTTAAAACAGATTCTGATTGTAGACTATTTATTTCTTCTTGGATTCTATCGATTTCAGAATTTAATAAAGTATCTGCAGCTTTGATTTCTGGAATATTTCTATCTGCTTCATCTAGCCTTCCTTTTTGATCTTTTAAAAATGCAATCATCTCAAACATTGTTTGAATTTTAGCATTCTTTTCAGCTCGCCTCTCTTTAAACGATTCAAGAATATCTTCAACCATAAATGTAATATCGGAACCCGTTTCTTCTGCAACATATTCAATTGCAGCATCTGCTAACATTTTTTGAAACTTAACAATTTGTGTAGTCTCGTTAATTCTGCAAACAAAAATATTATTATCTGCTCTCATTGTTAACATTTTTACATTCTTGTCAATAGACTCTGTAATAAATTCTAAAACTTTATAGCTTTCAAAGTTTTTACCTGCAAAACTAAAAGTTTCAAAAAGAGATTTATCTTCATATCTAATTTGGCCTGCAGCAAATACATGCTCGGTAACATTTTCTGAAAGGATCTCAGTAGCATTAGCAAAGAATTTATTCTCATTAGCATCATATTTAAAATGTATTGCTAATGGACCTCTTTTAATTTCTTGTATACTAGATTCTACTAATTTTATTTCTTTTTTAAGTTCAGTTACTGCCTTATTAGCACCACTTTTACTTTGTGTTGATTTAGATTCATTTAAGAACTCTAATTTATTAGTTAATTCTAACAACATATCATAGTTAGAAGTTGCATTTTCATTTATTTTACTAACTTTAGATTTAGAATTAAAATCATAATAGAACTCAATTCCACTTTCATTAATAGTAAAAAGGTTTAATGCATTGACTAGTGTTTTAAATTCATTAGAAGTATTATTAAAACCTTCTACGACATTTCCAGTCATTTTAAAATCTTGCCCAGACGCATGAAAAACAAAACCGTGGTTATGTTTTAATACTGGTGAGATTATGTTTTTATTTAGTTTTGCCATCTTAATTAAGATTTTTTATTTTTTTATATATCTTGTTTTTTATTCATTAAATGGAAGTTCTCTACCGGTAACGTTATAATCATCGCCAAGTAATGTTTTATCATCCTCTGTCGTACCCGGTTTATTTACCTTAGAATTACCCATAGTAAATATTCTATTATCATTAGGTCTTCTTCTGCTAGTTCTAATTAAACTAACGCTTTCTTCATATAATCCTGGTAGATCTTCTTCAGTTGGTGTATAATTTGTTGCAGTTTGAACCCATGTATCTTCGCCATCCCATTGCCAAACACTTCCATCAGCATCATAATATAAATTACCAGTTCCGGGTGATGTTGGTTCTTCACCAGATCCCGGGTCTGTGTCAGGGATTACTATACCTGAAATATATTTATTTGGATCACCATAATTAGAAGTGATTGCACTATTATCGCTATAGTCCCTTCTAATAAACTTAGTATAAATATCTTCTTCAAAATCAAATGAAGGTATAAATGAATTTATTTCTAAGCTAAAAGTTACTTTATGATTTTGTTTGTCATCAAATCCATATTCTACAGGTCTTTCTTGTGTATAATCTTCTGGCATCATATACTCAGAAGAGATTCTATATGTACCCTCGTCTAAGTGTCCAGCATCTACATTATAGAAATTAGCCTTATACATTTTTTTAATAATAGCCTCAGTAACCTTAAACATATCTAATTGACTAGATAGTATAATTTCAATATCAACACCTAGATTAACTGGAATCATTTCAAACTCTGCCACAAAA